ATACGGATCGTATGCGCCCATGGCAAGTTTTAAGAACAGCATAAACTTGTCACGGTTCTTATATTCGCCAATCTCAATACCTAGACGTTTAATTTCGTGGTCATCTGGCAGTGCGTGATATTCTTCCAGTGCTTTAAACAACGGTTTGAATTCAAACTTGTATTGATCAACAGCCGCGGGCTTGACCATGTTGCCTTCTTTCTTATGTTCTGCCAACACAAGTCCTTTACAAATTTCATAATGTAATGCTGAAAAGCCTTCTACATCAATGTGAAGGTCTAAGTTAATATAGGGTAAAGAATTTATTCCGCGGATCATATGGCCTATAAATAAGGTATACTATAATTTATCACGAAAACAATGCTCGATACTTCAAACTGGAACTTATATTGGAACACTGAAAACGGCGAAACTATTCGCGGCAATTTGGTTTATAGTTCTTATATTAGCCCAGACAGCAAACAATATTGTCAAAAGTTTCAGAGAGATATACGATACCATCCATTTGCAGAAGAAAATGCTCAATGGACTGATGCACTTTTAGAAGACAGATTTCGTCGAGAATTAAAATACCATGCCAGGGCAAAAGAAACAATGCCTGTGTTAGAAATGATAGATGTAGACGAACCAAGTCGTACTATTGTGTATAACTGGCCAGGTGACGATTTTCTTATGCAAGGTATACAGGCAGGAAGTTATGAAGCAGTATTACCTAATTGGCAAGAGCAATGGATCGAACGTATTAAAGAAATGCGTAGAGCAAACATTGTTAAATTAAGTCTGCATCCGAATAGTTGGACAGTACAACACGGAGTATTAGTTCCTCTAAATTGGTTCTATTGTTATGATGCTGATACAGGATATGATAGTTTTGCAAATATGAATATACAGATTAGCAGTGGCCGTAGAGAGAATCTATATCCTATATTAAACACATATGGCATAGACTTTGACACTGACTATCCCGTTACAAAATTACAAATAATTGCGTTTAATAGTTTTCGTAAAAATTACCCAAACGAGTTAATAGATAAAATTTTAGAGGAAATACAATGACTATAGCATGTATACCTGTTGACATTGATGTGTCGCTACCCGACGAGCAGAAGATTTTAGATTATGTTCAAGCGCATCAGTTCCCGTCAATGTTACATTTACCAAGTCCGAGATTTGACCCGTGGATTGTTAGTCCAATACTTGGTCGTATGCCCAGCAAGGATTGGGCCGATCCTATTAAGATTCGTAATTTAATTTTTAATAGACAGAATCCCAATTATGGCGGCAAGTTAGAGTACGCCAATGACTTTGATAAGTTGTTTCCTGAAGTTGTTGATATGATTAATCAAATACCTATTCTTAACCCTATTTGTATCTTTATGCAACAAACTGCACTATCGACAGCCCATGTAGATACACACGGTGCAAATGATATTAGGATTATTCCTAATTTATGGGGAATAGATACTGAACCCAAACGATATAATATTCAAATGACAAAGTTTCATTATCAAAGTTTCTTTGTTAGCAAGACTAGAGAAAGCGAACATATTCCTTATACACACGTTAGTAAAGAGTTACCAGCCTACGCTTTTTGTGAAGATCACTATTTTCACGGAGCAGAATTTTGCGGAGTAGATAAAGTAAATCTGTGTTTCCTGGGAACACCTGACTGGCCCAAACACAATGCACTAATTAAACGATCATTAGAAAAGCATAGAGATAAAGCAATTATATTTGAGGATGACAATGACTTTTTACACAACTGATTTGATTGAAATTCAAATCGAAAACAGTAGCATTTGTAATGCTGCCTGTCCTCAGTGTATTAGAGAATTTAAAGAACCTACTAAGGCATGGCTAAATGAAACTTATCTAGACATATCTTTCTTTGAAAACATTCCAGACGAAGTTTATCAAAAATTAAAAATATTTTATTTTACAGGCAATATCGGCGACCCATGCACTGCACCTAATTTTTTAGAAGTGTGCAAATTTGTTAGAGCAAAAAATCCCGACATGTTTATTAAGATTAGCACTAACGGCGGAATGAAGACTCCCGACTTTTGGACACAGTTAGGAATTATACTTGGATCAAAGTCGGAAGTAGTGTTTGCCATAGACGGCCTGGAAGATACAAACCACATTTATAGAGTTAATGTAAAGTGGGACAAAGTAATAGCAAATGCCAGTGCGTTCATTGCAGCCGGCGGACAAGCATTTTGGCAATTTATTGCCTTCAAGCATAATCAACATCAGGTAGAACAGGCACGAACATTGGCAACAGAAATGGGCTTTGCTAAGTTTATGATGAAACCTAGTCATAGATTTGCATTAGATGCAGTACTTGGTGCAGAACGGTTTAACAACTCTGATACAAAGATTGAACCGCCGGATGATGCGTCATTAACACATACTGTGGTAATTGATAGAACTGCTAAAAATCTTAAAGAATTAAAAGAACAATCAAATACGTCCTGCATTGATTGCCATGTAAAAAATACATATCAGAGCGTGTATATTGATCATCAAGGTAGACTGTGGCCGTGTTGTTATCTTGCCGCGGGCTTGTATGTAACGGATGGATTACCAACACACGATGGATGGTTGGCATTATGGCGCACATACGGTGACGACAAGATTAATCTTAAAAATCACAAATGGCATGATATTTTAAGTGGCGGCTTCTTCAATGCTATACAAGATAGTTGGACAAAGGATTACAGTACTGGTCGAGTCATTACTTGTGCAATCACATGTAGTAAATTTCAAAGCCGTGTAAATATTCCTTCAGAGATGAATAGGATAATTGAGGAAGCATGATGTATCAAGATGGGTATAGTCCTACTGCGTATGATAAAGTTATTCTATATGAGCGATTGTTTATCGATGATGATCGTCCTTCTATAATCTTATCAGATGGCACTAGAGTGTTCGACGAAGATTCTGCATACTATTTTCATTTCTATAAATGGGCATTGCAACCAACTTGGATTGATCAGGAACTGACACCTCACATGATATTCGGATCTAAAGGTTATATTCCCCAACTTGAGTCTAGACAGTTTGATACAAACACTATTGATTATCTAAACAAACATGGACTTAATATCTATCTATATGAAGTTTTGTCATTTACAAAGTGTCTAATCGATCGTCCTATATTTGCTATTAGCAAGAACAGTGGGTTGATAGATACTCTCAATAAGCATTATAGCGAGTCTATGTTGGGCGAATGCCACCAAGACAACTATACAGATTTAAAATGTTACGAATTAGAATCTATAAATCTGTTTGCTAAAAACAATAATCTGACCAATGTAAACGTTCACACTTGTCATTATAATATAGGATTTATACAAGACAAATATCCCAACATTAATTTATTTTGCAAAGACTTACATCTAGCAAGCATGGTAGATTACCCCGAAGAAGATGTTTATCAGTTTCAAAAAATAGAATCTGTAAATTTGATAGAAAAAAAGTTTATATCGCCTAACTGGAGATATCACAGTGCCAGACATTTATTAATGACTTATCTTATTGACAAGTCGGGGATATACTCTTGGTATTACAAGAGCAATGTAAAAGGTTTACAATCTAATCTGTGGTTTAATTTATCTGAGTCAAAATTGAATTCCGTAGTAGAAGCAGGGTTACCACTACTTAATCAATCTGCTCCTTTAGAAATAAATTGTAAACAAGAAATTAATACTATAAATGGTAAATCGGAATATCTAAAATATCCAGGCGGCACCCAAGGCGCTCCGGGAGATTATCGCATGGACGAAGCATACTTAAAGTGTTTTTGTGCAGTAGTAACTGAAAGTTTCTTTGCTATGCCTACTGGCATTGTCAGCGAAAAAGTACTTAATGCTATCAAATTAGGAAGGCCATTTGTACTCGTAGCACCTCCTAGAACACTAGAGTACATGCACAAACTTGGATTTCAAACATTTGGTAGGTACTGGGACGAGGAATATGACATAGAGTCTAATCACGAACAACGCATGATAAAGATCTTAGCAGTACTGGACTATATCAATAGTATGAGCATAGACGAACTCAAAGTATGGTATTCTAATATGAAAGATATTTTAGACCATAATGTTAGTGTGCTGAACAGTCTCAAAGAGCCTGGTAATATATTATGACATGGTGCCCGTTTCCATTTAGAAGTGTAATGGTCAAAACCGATGGTCATATTACTACATGTTGCTATGGAAAAAATATACCAGGCATTACCAGAGATGTCTATACAATTAATCAAGCATTTGACACTAAAGAATTTAGTCAAATACGAGAAAATTTATCCAATGGTATTAAAGATAGTAACTGTCAAAAATGTTGGGACTTAGAAGCACAGGGTATAGAAAGTTTAAGGCAACAAGAAATTCGTACTGAAGAGTTCTCTTTAGACATAAAAACTAATCCTAGAGTTGAATATTTGTTTCTGAGTCTTAGTAATCAGTGTAATTTAAAATGCAGAACTTGTAGTCCCACTGACAGTAGTTTTTGGATTAAAGAATATGAACAGATTCACGGAGTTAAACAAGCAATATATTTAGAACCAGATGACAGCAAATTTTTCTCAAGTTTTAAAATAGACACATTACCTTATCTAAAAGAGATAGCATTTACTGGTGGTGAACCATTGATGATGAAAAGTGTACATCGTATTCTTGAAACTTTAGATCCCAATGTGTCTTTAACATTCTATACTAATGGCACAATATATAATCCCAATATCCTAAATAAATTTGTCGATGTTAATCTTGCAGTTAGTATAGATGGTATAGGTAAACGATTTGAATATTTAAGACATCCTGCACAATGGGATCTAGTGTTAGACAATTTAAAATTAATGGGCGACAAATTAAAAGCAATTACGTGTACAGTTAGTGCTTATAATGTTTGGTATATAGATGAAGTTGCAGACTTGGCAAAACAATTCAATGTTGAGTTCATGGCTCATATATTGTTTGAACCCAACAATTTATCTATTATGTCATTGCCTCGTGATGTTAGAATAACAACCGCAAATAAACTAAGTTCTAGTAATAATCAACAGATTTTAAAAATAGTTGATTATTTACAATCCCCGCAAGAGTATGATTACAGTAAGTTTGTTGACGAAGTCACTATACGAGATCAAGTTAGAAATGAAAGTTTTAAAGATATATTTCCAGAATTTTATCAAATAATATTAAGTCATGACAAAACAATTTAACGAACGTGATGAAACTTATTTTTGTGTGGTATATGAAAATCTATACCCCCAAATCTGCGGAACAAGAAATTTATTATTAGAAGATGGTACTGTATTCAACGAACACAATATTACAGAGTCGTATTCTTTTTTCAATTACTATGACGATTACTATAGAGATACTATTCTAGATAAAGAAACAGACCCGCATTTGCTATATACCGGCATGGGATCTATCAAGCAATTTGAAACATTACAGTATCCTAATGATACAGTCAATTATCTAAACAGTGTGGGTCTAAAGATTTATCTATATGAAACTACTGTAGTTGATCTATTACCTGCAAAAAAATTCTATGTAAGTCAAAATAAAGAATATAGTGCAGACTATCTACAGTTTAGATTTGAATCCGATAAAGATTTCTATGTACTTGAATTTGAAAGTATAGAACAGTTTGTAACACGCAACAAATTAACCAATGTTACTGTTTATACATGTGAAGGCAATACTTTTAGTGTTGCTACTCGATACGGGTTCGACATTAAAAGCAAAGAGATATTTTTAGTATCACTATTAAAAGAAACCGATAAAGATATCAACGGATACGAAATCAGCAATAAACTAGTTGAAAGTTTTGATCCCGATATTATCACACATAAATTTTGGTTAGGTAATTGGAGATATGATGTGCATAGGCATGTACTTTGTGCATATATGGCTGACAAGTCTGTAAAGATGTCTTGGTATTATAATTCAACATTTGATGATGTTAAACAGTTCTTTTGGTTCGACATACACGCATGGAAGCAAATAAATCCCGACATGTATGTTAAGTTGATCGACGGTGTTAATTTATTAAATGCTAACACGCCATGGGTATTAGATATTAAAGCACCTGCTATCCCTGTAGCACTAGATCAAATGTGGACCATACCTACAGAAGAATTTTATTGTCCTAGTAGTTCATCTACGCCCTATGACTCATATGTTAATAGTTTCTGTGCCATAGTAACTGAAAGTAACTTTGCACATCCTTTTCCTATGTTTAGTGAAAAAGTCATTAATGCAATGAAAGCAGGCCGGCCATTTATTGTTGCTAGTAGTGCAGGCACATTAGAGTACTTACGCCAACACGGATTTAAAACGTTTAGTGAATTCTGGGACGAAAGTTATGATCTAGAAGTAAACCACGAACTACGTTTACAAAAGATAATAAAGTTAATTGACTACATTGATAGTATGAACATAGACGAACTTAAAATACTATACTTAAAAATAAAGCCAACGATCGAATATAACTTTCGTTGGCTTAAAGAAATACGAGATAAAGACTTGAGTTTTTAAACTGCCATCTCTGCTTTGATTGCAGGATGTGGATCGTATTTTTCTAATACAAAATCTTTCAAAACATACTCGTTCCACTTCTTGTTTACTGTCATAAACAATGTAGGAAGTGCTCGTTCTTCTCTAGCAAGTTGTTCTTTGACTGCATCAACGTGATTAGTGTATATATGGCAGTCTCCACCGGTCCAAACAAAGTCTCCCACCTTTAAACCGCACTCGCGAGCGATGATGTGTGTAAGCAATGAATAACTGGCAATGTTAAAAGGCACACCTAGAAACATATCACAACTACGCTGATATAACTGACAACTCAAATATCCGTCTGTTACGTCAAACTGACTTAATATATGACAAGGAGGCAAAGCCATTTGATCTAGTTCTGCAGGATTCCATGCTGTCATAATATGTCTACGACCACTTGGATCTTTCTTAATACCGTCAATCAAATTTTGCAACTGATCGATATCGTGTCGGTCAGTGGCAATTCTAGTACCGCCTAAGTGGGCAGGACCCATATCTTTTTGTTCAACATACTTGCGCCAGTGCCGCCATTGTACTCCGTATACTCGTCCAAGGTCGCCTTCGAATTCTGCGTTAGGCTTCCAATAATCTGCATCGGCATTTGCTGACCAGATTGTTTTCTTTTCCGGATCACTTGTACTGTGAAGAATCTCAGCAAGTCTACGTTCATCACCGCTGCCTTCTAGAAACCACAACAGTTCGGAAACAACGGATTTCCATGCCAATCGCTTGGTAGTGACTGCGGGAAAGCCTAGTCTGAGATCGAAACGCATTTGATGTCCAAATACGCTAATAGTGCCTACACCTGTACGATCAGTCTTCTGTTTTCCGTTTTGTAGAATGTGCTCTAGTGCTTGATGGTATTGTTTCATTGTGATATTCTTCGACAGTGCAAGATCCGAGGTTGACAGTATTTACTAACTTCATACCTTGTAAAAATTCATCTACGTTAATGTAAGTATCATGGATAAATTCGCCCTTGATTCTTGTAACATAGACTCTATCTAATACAGGCTTTGATTGTAACAGTAAATCCGGACCACCTATTACATATATTTTCTTCTTTTTATGATGTGCAGTTAGTGCTTTAAGGGCTTCGCATACATCACCTTTAACCTGTTCAACTGTATCAGAGTCAAAAAAGTTATTAGTAAAAATTACATTAAACCGCCCAGGCAAAGGTTTAGGCATATCGGGACTATCCCAAGTACGTCGACCCATAACAACGATTTCATTTTGAGTTTGAGTTTTAAACCAAGTCATATCGTCTTTGTTATGTGGCCAGGACAGTTGTCCTTTAAACCCCATACCCCCTACATCATCGACTGCAAATAAGGCTGCTATCATTCTTCTTTCTTTTTAGGTCTTTTTTTCTTTAGGAATCGAGTAGTTTCTTTGATAACATCTTTTTTAACTTTTTCAACATCCAATCTAAAATCAATATGTTCGATTTCATTCTCGTACGAAGACAACAGTTCTCTAAGATGATCCTCGAGATTATCAGAACCGTGAGCCCTTGCTTGACTAGCAATGTTGATATCCCACACTTTGCCACCCTTGAAGATAATCCTCATGGAGTCTAGATATGCTAACGGTACTGCTTCAACATTAATCTCGCCAAATATTTCAGGCCATTGATCGATGACATCTTTAGGTAATGACTTACCTTTAATCACTCTCTTTAACTGCTGTTTTCTTCTTAGTAGGAGCCAGACTCTCCGCCTGACGACGAAGTTCAGCAGCCTCCTTGCTTAGACGATCTGCATCACTACGAAACTTTTTGGCTAAGTCTTCATCAGTTAACGGACTAGTGGCCTGCACTGGAGTTTTAACTTCACGGGCTTGCTTGGCGGCATTTCGTTAACAGATGCAATAGTTTTAGGCATTTCGGTACTGTTACCCAGTGCAAGATCGTTGACACTAATACCTTTTTGCTCGGCAATCATCTGATTTAGTTGTGCCAATTCAATACTTGCTTGCAAGTTAGGAATCATATCGACATCAGATGTCTTTACCTTTACTAACTTCTTGCTGAAGTGCAATTGGTTAAGCATGATTTGACCATCAGGGAAATGTGAACGAGCCAATGCTTCGGCAAATTCATATGCAGCCTGACCAGCATTACTTTCTACTAGTGTGATGAGAGCATCGTGTTGTTCTGGGCTTAGTGCTTCTGTTGGAATCACTAAGGCAGCATCGCTTTCACCGGGCAGTGTGCGGTATGCAACCACAACTTTCCTACCAGTGGCTCTCATTCTGCCAATATGTTTAATATCAGACATTAGGCTTGCTCCCTTGTTTACTCACAGCCTCTAAAAATCCTGCAAGTTTATTGTACACTGTACCGACTGCTTGCATTTCGTTTGGTTTAAATGAACCTCGTTGTGCGGCAACATCGATGATGTTTTTTAGAGCACCTAGGTCCTGCACTGTAAGATCAAAGTTTTGTTCTTGTGCTGGTGTCTCAGCGGCTGGTGCCTCTGTTGGTGCTTGTGTTTGTTCTACTTGGTTTTCTTCTGCCATAATGTACTCCTTCAGATGTTAGGCAAACTTATATATCCTACTAAACCGAAGAGTTCTTTAAATGTGGACAAGCAATTAAAAAGAAACTGGCTTCTTTAGGTTCTTCGAAACCGATCTTGATCTTAATAGCAAATTGGTTACCTTCTAATGCCAATGTTTCTCCTATGTAGAACCGATGTTTAAGATTGGAGATAATCCAATCGTATATAGACTTTTGTAAGTTATATTTTAACCCTAGTTCTACATAATGGAAGTGGAGAGGTGGATCACGCACCTCCCTACAATCCAAAACATTAAGCGGGTTAATTTTTTCTACTAGATTGTTCACTTGCGTACAGGTGCTTCGTAGTATGCGTGAGCACCAAAGGGAGGAACAATAGTATCATTGCCGTGGATGATAAAGATAGTGTCGCAATAATCTTCGTCTCCCCAACTGCCCCATGGATAACCGTCTGTGAACATGATAAACTTTTTAGGAACGATATCGTTTTCTTTCATGTATTCCCAGTTGCAGTCAAATTCAGTACCGCCGCCGCCCATTACTTCATATTCTTCAATGTCATCTGCACTGTAGCCATCAAAGTCTTGTTCGTTATATACACGAGTGTCAAAACACCAAACTTTAATTTGGAAGTCCTTGAACTCTTGCATGATACCTTTAATCTCACTCATAAAATCCATTGCTTGATCATCTCCGATAGAACCGGACATGTCAATGCCAACACAGATGTCAATGCTAGTATCAAAGTTACATCCGGGTAAAATCGCACCCGACATTTGACTCTTACGACTTGGTCGACTAAAACTATAATCATTTTTAACAGTACTTTGGATTTGCTGACGTAATAGTTCACGCCAGTTCATCTTAGGTTCAGTCATTTCTTTAATCATACGTGCAATGTCACCGGGCACATTGCCAGCGCCGGCAGCATTGGCTGCTTGGATCATTGCTTCTTTGATCTCATCGCGGATTTTACGCAGATCTTCTTTGCTGTGCTTAGGCTGGCCATCTTTACCGTCACCTTCGGGATCTAAATGCTCATCCAACATTTCGCCTAGTTGTTTGAGTTCTTCTTCATCGTATTTGTTATAGATTTCGTCATAGACTTGTTCAGCACTCCAACCGTCATACTTGCGGTCATGGAAGAATTTAACAGGAGGATCATCACCAATTCGTTCACGCTTTAGCAAACCATTTACACAATAGTCAGCGGCAATGTTAAAAATTTGTGGGTCACGTCCTTCACGACGCCCCATATGATCGTAAACACAATGTAGAATTTCGTGTGCAACTACAAACTCAACTTGACGTGGTGTCATCTTTTCAAAGAACTCACGATTGTAATAAAAATTACGGAAGTCTGTTGCGGCAGTAGCAAGCCAATCACTAGCATCGACCAATTTCATGCGTGTAGCCATATTGCCAAAGAATGGGTGTCGCAACAGCAACCCCACACGGGCAATAACAATTTTATCTACGATTGGGTCCATATAAGACATAAATGCTCCTAGTGTTTCAGTATATATGTATTATACATACATTCGATGTTTTTGTCAAGAAAAAAGGTGCATCTTTGCACCCTTTCTCTTTTGGATTAACGGCCTTTGTCTTGTGCCGCCGCAATGTACTTGCCGTACTTGTCGTGGAAAGCGTCAAAGCAATCGATCTCGTCTGGGTCCAACGGCAGTTGATATTGTGTCAACGCCAATTTAGTACCCATTACAACCAATTCAGTTTCAAAATTATCCATGATAAATTGGAAGAAGTGATTAACCATGCTGTTAAACTTCTTATCGTTCTTGTCAGATGCATCCTTCAACTCGTAGCACAATGACACAGTTAAAGAGTACATGGCACTAATTTCTTTACTGTCCATTTTCTTTACTTTGCCTGACAGAATGTCTTCTGGCTTTGGCATCTTGCTGGCAATCTTGCGATGAGCCATGAACTTAATAGCAAGACCTTCACCAACAGCACCGGAAATCAAATCCATCATAGTGTTGTCATCTGTGTCATCTTCTTCCAACAGTTCGGAAACAAAATTCCAAGAACGTGGAGTAGCAAACGAGCGGCTTGCACTCTTTGGATCAAAGTCGTACAAATCTTTCTTTGCAAAAGTGCAGTAGCCAACCACATCTTTGTGTACACGATTATCGGTAGCCCATTGTGCCCAGTCATCAAAGTCCACACGCATTTCCAAATGCAGGAAACGATTAGCCAGGGGAGCAGGCATACGATAAGTAACACCTTTGTCTGCTTCACGGTTACCAGCGGCAACAATTAGAACGTTGTCTGGCAGTTTGTATTGACCCACTCGACGATTCAAAATCAACTGATAAGCAGCCGCTTGTACGCTGGGAGCCGCCGAATTCATTTCGTCCAAGAACAAAACAACAAATGGATATTTACTGGCCAGTTCTTCGTCTGGAAGTTCGCTTGGACTGCCCCAAACCATTTTACTCTTACTTTGATTAGAATCAAAATACGGAATACCTTTAATGTCGGTAGGTTCCCAAAGACTCAAACGGATATCGATAACATGGGCCTTGATCTCGCCCCCAATCTGGTGAATAATATCGGACTTACCAATGCCCGGAGGGCCCCAAAGGAAAATCGGACGTTGTTTTTTGAACGCTTTACGAATTGCGTTCTTTGCGCCGTTAGGGCTAACTTGACGATTGATAATTTCTACTGTTTCCATTAAATGCTCCTGATTAAAGTGTGTTAAAACTGTTTCGCAGTGTAACTATTATACGATAGATCTGCGTTAGTGTCAACTACTTTTAGGAGTTTTGGCTAGAGTCTTTGCGTTTCATTGCCTTAATTAGGCCATAATGACGGACATCGCCCGAAAACAAATGTAATTCAAAACTTTTACGCTCGCTCAAAACCGTAATTGTTTCGGGTGTAAGGTAATACGGACAGTCGATGAACTTGTCCAAAAACAAAATAACTTGCGGTTTCAAATCCAAAGTAGCCGGGAATGGGATTTCGTAGACTTGTAGATCCAAAGTATTTCTAATGTAGTCCAATCCTTCTTCAGTCAATCTAAGACCGCCTTCGCTCTTTTTACGGGTATTTACAAACCACCTACGTGAGTACGTTGCGACATTTACCAAAGACAGGGCTTGCATACCAGCCTTTAGAAAAATCCTAGTGTACACTTCTTGATTCATTCGATTGATTCGCCCTGAGTTAGTTTAACCACACCAAAATCTTTAACACCAAACATAGTGTTCAATTTTTTAGATAAGTTATGTGCATGTCCTGGATTTGAAAAACTAACTTTTTTGTATTTGCTACCAGCATAGCCGCCTAGACTATTTTGGCTCTTCAAATTAAAAGGCTGTCCTTTGTAAAAGACAGCCCAAATGGCGTCCGCCTCGAGAATTTGATCGCTCTTAAAGGTTTTCTTGTTGATATTTTCTAAAAGTACTTTGGGTTTGGGGCGACTCATACACACATATCTCCGTTATATGCGTATATTTATTACTTTTCGTCCCAATTTCCTCCGTCCATTTTGACCTGTATATTAGGATCTTCACGTTGAATAGACTGCATCAATCCTTCATAGTTACCTGCCAATCTAGTCATAACCAGCGATAACGTATGATTTAGCGTTTTTGCAGTAGCAATGTCTATACGAATTTCTTTTTGATTGCCAAGTTCTGCTCCACGCACTTGATTCATAAATTGCTGAATGGCAATTGTGTTAATTTTATCGCCTTGCATTAGATAACCTTTGTTTCATTTCAATGTCTGTTCTAAAGGGGCCTTCATACGGATAACGTTCAACGGTAATTAGTTTAGGGCAAAAAGATTTAATCCATCCCTTTTCAAATTTAATGATATAGTATCCTGCACAGTATACACTTTTACTTTTTGAACTTTTAGTAAACAACGGCAAATTACGCTTAACATCAAACATAGGGTTATGAGGTTCGCTACTGGCCAAATATCCGTGAACATCTCTACTTGTAACCTCACTACTGCTACTCAAAAAAGTTTTTGTTACGAAGAAATCTTTACCGAATGTTTCGAACAGTTTCTTTTTATTGTCAAACGTAGTTACATTTTCTTTACTGCTGAACACATATTTCTTTTGTTCGGTTACTTTAAGAATGCCAATCTTTGTTTCACCTTCTTCAACAATCCAAAATTTTCCATCGATTACTGGCTTTGCGTGTATTTCTGTCATATCGGGTCTCCAACTTTTATTTGTGGTATCTTGCATTAAGCGGTTCTGCATATTGCTGTGCTTGATCTGAAATCTTTTTCAAATCGTATAGTTGACAAAACTTAAGAAGTCGTATGCCAACTTGCGATACATTCTTTTCTTTTTCAATATTAGTTTTAATTGTGTCGAACAACTTTTCTTTAATGTCGTCGGGCTGTTGTGTCAAGTCAATCAATTGTCGGTTACGTTCGTAATCTTCTAGCACACGATGTTCTTCACCATTATGATCAACCCAACGTTGCAACATGAGATTGTTCCACGAGAATCCTTTATTGTCTTTATCTTTAAAAGCATCTTCTAATTTGTTCTTACGTACCTTAGGATATGCACTAAACACATTATCACTACTGTCACCGCGAATACATTTCTCAAATAGCAACCATTTAGGATCAGGAATAGCCTTAGGCATTCCAGTTTTTGTATCCTTAACCAGTTTACCTTTTTTGTCAAAGATTCCTTCGTAGGTAATATGATGCTCTAGGACACCGTTATACTGACTCACTGTGGGGCTAATCAATTGTACAAAATCTGTGTCTGTTGAAATGATTACATGTTTGTCGTTAGGATGACTTTGAATCCACCCTGCAATCAAATCATCTGCTTCTAGTTCTTTATGCTGTAGCACAGTACAGTTAGTCTTTTCTTCGATGAACGTTTTAAACATGTCAAAACTTTCCCAGAACAAAGTATCTTCTTCTTGTTCTTTAACTGTCTTTGCCGCACGAGCCTCTGTTCTGTTGCGTTTATACGGAGCATAGTAATCTTTGCGCCACGAGCGACCTTCAAGGCAGAACACTACGTGAGTGCCGCCAAAGTCTTGCCATGCTTTTTTGATACTGTTTAAAGTAATATGAAAGGCCATGCCCAACTTAATGTCAGCATCGCCTTTGATAACGTGACGAGCACGAAAGAATGTGTTAGCAGTATCAACTAAAATATATGTCATGAAACTTCCGATTTACCTTCAGCAATTTTCTTAACGTTAATATACCCAGCACCACGCTCGGACATATTAACACCTTCTTCTCCGGCAATATCTCTGCACAGTGTTCTAAACCAACGATCTACAATCTCTTCGTCTGGATCACCGTCGAAACCATAACCTTGTTGTTTCAATTGTAACACAAACTCATCGTTCCAGTCAAGTTCCAGAAAGCCGTTACGCAAATTCTCTTTGTTAACGTGTGTTTCCAAAACTGCAATATAAGGCTCGCCGTTTCGTGTAGCACGATCCTTTGGAGTCAGTTTGGCAAGTTCTTCTGCATTTTTAGCACGTTCAGCAGCCTCAGTTGCTTTGGTTGCAGTCTCAGCGGCCGCTGCCGCAATAGCCAGTGATCTTTCGGCTTGTGCTTCAATCTTATCTATTCCAAATATCTTTTTAATAATTTTTTTCATTTTGGTCTACTCCATTCATCTTTTGCTATTTTGGCTTCAATCCAAATCTTTTTAGTTATGTTCCAAACGGGATGCCAAAAATACCCAATGACAAGTCCGTAAATAAAAGATTCAAAATTATTCCATTCCATTGTGTCGTCCCCATTTAAATAAATTCCAAATTCGTTCGTGTATGTAGTACAAGATTGTATTAGATATTAATTGTGTTAATCCAATTGCACCAGCAATTGCAAAGTTTCCTATCATTAGGTATGCAATTAAAAATGTTGCCGACGACCCAGTTATACGCCATGTAACTGTTTTAACTAGACTTCGTTTATTTGTTTCCATCACACCAATCCGAGATCTTTCCGAATTTTTGTAGCACTAATATCTGTAACAGCATCGTCAAATGTTTCTTCCCCGCTAGTATAACCAACGCCTCGTCCCCAGCCAATATGTACAATGTTAGGAACAACTTGTATTTCATATTGTCCTTGGTACAATGGATCTAGATCACGTCGGATAAAACTTTTAACTTTTGCTACTTCGAACGGATTGCTTCCTTGCCATCCTTGAACATCACGTACCTGAATAATTACCTGTCCAGTCTTGTCTAACAATCTTTCAAATAACGCACGATGTCCGTCGTGCCACGGTTGCCAACGACCTAGCATTTGCACTGTTTCTTTCTTCCAATCAAACACAGGTCGTCTACGGTTATCTATAATGTGTGCGGCAATAAACTCACTCCACTTTTCTGCCTTTTGTTCAGTGATGCGGAAGTCATATACTTCGGGTTCTACAAACATAGCGTTGGTATCTGCATAGCGACCTTCACGGATAGTGTCGACCCATACAGTCCAATCTGCTTTAAAGTTATTTCTCATCTCAACCAACGGAGCAACGAAATCACAAATGACAAAATCCATATCAGTCATAGCATCTGCTAGATCACGCATACGTTTGCTTTGACGGATGCGCCCGGCTTCGCTAAAATCCCAGTCATCGTATTTTTTACGTACATCGTCGGCATTCAACCAACCAACTTTTTTCTTCTCTGCTTGCAGATGATCAACAATATGCTGTGCCAGATAAGTTTTGCCAGCACCTGGCAATCCCATCACTAGTATCTTTTTAGTCATTAAGTTCCCCATTCATTTTTAAATAATGGCACTTGCAATCTATCACTGTAACGTAACCCGTGCTTCATAGCCATGTCTGCCACTCGACGATTGTTTAGTGCATAAACACTTTCCACACCACCTACTGGCATTAGATAAACGTGTCCTTGAAATCCTGCTTTTCGGTATGCGGCAATGGCACATTCAGCATCAGCAAAATCTTGTTCTGTGGCAATAACAAATTTCAAATATGCTGTACCATATTCTTCATATTCACATACCACTTCTGGGAGAATTGCTTCTTCCCACTTCTCGCCACTACACGGAAGTTTTGCACTGACACTAAATGTAATCTCGCGCCAAAAGTCTTTGTCGTGATGGCTTTTCCATTGATGCAAGTAAGCGGCAAATTCTGGTGTTAGTTTTTGAGTGCCATTTGTTTCGAAAGTAATTTCTTTAAGACCTTGCATCTTGGGATGATCTAATAATTCTGGATAAGCACGTTGCCAGCCTAGCAAAGGCTCGCCACCTGTGATAACTAGATGTTCGTCTCGCCATTCTCCAAATGGAATAATTTCCGCAATTCTGTCGGCGATTGCTTCTGTAGTGAGCATTGGACTAAGATCCTTAAAATCAGGATGCCAACTAGCATAACTATCACAGCCCGTAGAAACCAAAGGAAGTTCTTCATATTTGTGAAATGCCTCAATCATAGTATGTGTGGCCGCAATGTCTGTGGCTTCGTGACTTACCTCACCACGCGGCATACCAAAGCCGGCACATTTAAAGTTACAACCAAATGTGCGTAGAAACACACTCGGGACGCCCATGTAGCGTCCTTCTCCTTGGATACTGTAAAACAGTTCCGCAATTTTAATTTTACTCATGATTTTAAATTTTCCATTGTTGCTATTTTTGCAATGCGTTCGCCAAAATCTTGATCCTGATTAATAATATAAACCTGATGGTCATGTCTATCACTTTTACGATCGTAGCGACTAAACTCTACAATCTTACCGCCGACGGCACTGTACACCTTGAACTGTAAAGTTGGGTCACTGTTAATTCCATCACGAGTACTAATATTACTAACACTCATTTTAGAACTTGGATAACAATCATCTTGCGGAATTTGACCGCGATCTTCTTTAACCCAATTAACAATCATTCGTTTAACCCATTTCATACACGATCCTTTAACCATGTGTCTACTTGTGCTTCTGCTTCTTCTTGAGTTACAGCATAAGTATAGATCCAATAACACTCGTCTTTGCCTTTGATATCAAACGGTATAGGCTCGCCACTAAACATTATGCCATTTTCCAGCATACGTTTAACTTCGAATCTTTTTAAATTTTTTGCACGATTAATTAAATCGTTAGCCATATCTACTGTATTCATATTTCGTCACCTTTTGTGTCAAGTTGGTTAGTCATATACTTTTCTAAAGCATCTTGATATTGTTCTTCAGTTAGTCCATGCCAACCAATACATTTACCATTGGGACTGCGCCCGCAACCACAACGTCCGATATCCTCAACATTTTCTTTTACTCTAATTTGCATAGTCTATCTCCTTATCTTGGCGCAAAGTCTTGTTGGAGTTTAATGTTATCAAAAAACTCTTTCTTTGTATTGCCGTCTGTATTGAATGCACCTTTAAGCACAGTAGTCTGTGTCAAACTAGAGTGTGCCATAATGCCGCGATTCTCGCAACACCCGTGTACTGCTTGAACATACACACCTACGTTCTCGCTTCCTGTTGCTCGCATTATTTCGCGGGCAATGTCATTGCAGAGTTCTTCTTGTAGTGTGCCACGTCTAGCACACCATTGTGCAATGCGTGTGTACTTTGAAAGGCCAATTAGTTTTTCTGCCGCAATAATGCCAATATAAGCAACCCCAGCAACGGGTTGGTGATGATGACTACACATACTACGAAGTTCACTGCGAACCACGAGCATACCTTCGTAACGGTCTGCTGAATCATTTGGAAATGCTGTTGCGTCTGGTGCTGGTTCATATCTTCCTGCCATTATTTCGTTAAAGTACATCTTGGCCAGCCTACGTGCTGTGCCTTTTGAGTTGGGGTCGTTTTCACGGTCGATGAGCAATGTATCTAGCACTTGTTCAAATGCAAGTGTTGCTTCGTCGATTAGTCGTTCTAAGTCGCCTTCGTGCAAGTAGTCACTGACGTTATCGCCTGCCCAGAAACGTTTATTTTCACGTTTCATTCTAGCACGAATATTAGCGCCAAGGTATCCTTCTTGATAACCGCCATCGCCTGCCATGGCATCTAGTCCGGTTTCTTTTTTAACGTACACTTCTTTCTTTAAAGGTACATATTCTTCTGCTTTAAATTCTGGTGCAGATTTAAGTGCAGGATCTGGTTTAAATTCTGTTGTCAATTATTATTCTCCGAGTTAATGACGTGGATGTCTTTGTATTATTATACAACTTTATTTAGGTCGTTGTCAACCTTCATGTGGTTATTTTATTTGAATCTTTTATCAATTTACGGCATTCTTGTTTTACTTCTACGGGATAGTCCGGATGAAATTCTGCTATTCTACAATCGTAGATAACTGTGGTCCCAGCACCAAAGTTTGTACTGACAAGGATTGTAACGGCAATTATTACCAATACAATAATTAGGATAATGTCTCTAAGTGCCATACAAGTATACCAATATAAGTTAGATAGTGAAGTAGTTGATCCAATCCCAGCAACCACCAAAACTGTTCGTGCGTAGTTGGGCCCCAGCCCATTTTGGCATTGATGTTTGTCTTTGCCCAGTCAATGTGATAGTGAATACACATGTCAACTACTGCAAATAAAACAGCGAGTGGGCTAAAAACTATCAAACACAGAAATGTGCCAATGCCGTGTAGCCCTGCATGGAGTATGCCGCCAAGGTGTCCGTATGTACCTTTATTAGTATACTGATACGCACTCTGTAAGGGAAAGTCCACTATAAAGTGTTTGGTAATTAACAAAGTCAACATTAATAAGACCGGATCCATTATAATCTTTCACTTAGTAGGATGCGACAAAGGTCTGCATCTCTTTTTGATTTGAAAGTAAAGGTCATATAATCTTCGGTAGGGTGTGATAGGAATCTATCTCCAGGTAGTCCAAATACTTCGACAACCATGGCACAGGTTTCGTTCCACCATATATTATTTTGTCCGGTGTGCCAGTCCACGATAACTTCGTGATCACTTGGAGACACGATAGTTTCCTTTTTCTGGAATAACGTGACGAACACCCCCACGAGGATCAGCCATGTCGCCCTTACGTCTTGGTATCATGTGTACATGTGGATACATCACAGTTTGTCCAGCACTTTCTCCAAAGTTTTGTCCAACGTTGAATCCGTCCCATTGTTCTGCAATCACACCTTCCATGCCCATACTGTATGCGGCTTCATAGCATTTCATAACACAGGTATAGTTTTCATGTGTGGGTACAAATAACAAATGACCTTCAGTGACAGGATACTTGTCATAGAATACCCATACACTATCAGTCTTGTGTGCAAGATCAGTCCATACTGCACGACCTTCGTTTAATGCTTGTTCAATATCTGTCATTGATGTTCCTCTTGTGGATTCCATCTACGCCACCATTCTTCCCAGGGAAACACGATCCATTGCGGGTCTTCGTATTTGTTAATATTCTCAGAGGCATAGTTAGCAGACAATGTGCTAGTGCTTGCGGCATTGTCGTATAACACTGCAACACGAACATTGTCGCCCCAGATGCTTTGCCATGCAGGATCATTAGGCATACAACCACTTGGCCAATCTTTGTGAATCCAACTGAGTGTTGCTCCACTGTCGTTGATATCATCAACAATTAGTATTTTCTTTCTTAGCGCAGGATCAGTCATCACTGTACCTTCAGGCACAGGAACCTCTCCTTGGTAAGTCTTGTAACCAAATGCATCCTCGGCCATCCAAAGATTTGATTCGCAATTGTCAGTGTTGTCTCTAAGACTAACATTGAGCGTTTCCATTCGACAGCCTAAGTACTGGCTAATTAAATTAGCAGGAACAAGGCCGCCTCTGGTAATGCCTACGACATAGTCGGGAGTCCAGCCATCGATCCACATTTGTCGAATTAATTCTTGAACTTGACGTTGTACGTCATTCCAACTAACGTAAACTTTTTTCATAGTGTAAGAGCGTATGCTAAACGTTGAAGTTCTTCTTTGGTCATGAAGTAATTGTAAGTACTTGCATCTCTTACAAGACCGTCTTCGTCCAGTGATTCGTTAATTAACTCAATGCTAAACAAACCTTTTGGGTTTAATACTTCGTGTTTGACCAAACGTACTCGAAAACCTTCGCTTTCTTTAACTGTTGATTCGATTCGTGTGCTACGCACTGATTCATGTAGTTCCATCATTCATCTCCTTTAATTGCTTCGAATGTTCTATACTTTGCCAAAGCCTTGATATAGTCGTCATACATCTTTTTAAGTTTTGGATGTTTAGACTCTAGTTTAACATCTCTCTCGGGAATAGTCAATACTTGTTCGATTGTCTTTAGCCGTTCTTCTAAGTCAACACCGTTGATAACCATATTACCGTTGACTTCTATAGTGGCTGGGTTTGTTTGATTAATCTTCATTACGGTGTCATACGGATTAGAGGAACTAGTAGCCCAATTAGACGCACCAGTTCCGGTAGTAGTATAAACTTGTCCAACAGTTAACGGTGCTGTAGTATATACAGGAGGAACAGCACCGTACCCGGGCTGTTTAACCCCCAAAATAACTCTCCAAGGAGCCTTTACGTTTGACGTCCAATGTTTGGCAATGGAATCCACCGCTCATTGTACGTGCTTGACGTTGTGGTAATCCAATAGTTTCAATACCATGCTTTGCCAAAACTCTACGCATGACATCCTGATCCTTGTCTATGATAACTAGATTTGGATTAACACTCAGCATGTTCATACCGATCCAAGGACTGCATGGAGGAATGCCGCCCGGTAATTGTGTTGGAGCAGTGTACATCATTTCGGGAGTGATCCAAATCTTATCCCAGTCTTTGAAAATCTGTGGGTAATGATCTTCCCGTAGTCTTGCTCCATTGAACGCAACTAGGCCTGGACGCAATGGAATAACCGTTGAGTCAAAGTGTGCAAAGAAGTAAAAGCCTTCTGCCAAGTGTAGTTTATAGCCACGCTTTTCAACAATGTTCTTCATCCACTGGTAACCTTTAAGCGTACCTGTATTAGACACTTGATACAATAAATCTTTACCCAGTCGCACAACATTAGGTGCTTCCCAGATAATCTCGTGATTGTTAACAGTGGGCTTGCTTAGGTCTTCCACTTGATACAAGTCGTCTAGCAAAATAGGCTTGGGTGCTGAAATCCATTCTACGCCTTCTTCCACTTGCTGTGTTAGGTAGTCGTAGTAAGCACGACTTTCGTATTGACGGCAACGGCCTGGACTTGCTGCCTCTAGTACAAGATTATCTAAGGGTAATAACAAGTCTCTGGGACAGAATGTATACCAGCCAGTTGTAGTCCAATCTGGACTGCTAAACTCTTTACTATGATCAACACTCTTAGGACGATGTACTTTAACACCCAGCCCTTTAAGTGTGTCAGCAAGTGTTTCTAAGTCTTCATTTGCTTCATCGCGGATGCGTTGGTCATGTGGACCTTGCAGTACTTGTAATTCTTCTAATGTGTATTCTGCGTAACTAAACGCTTGTACTGCTTTACTCATTGTGGGTAACATTGAGTGGTCTGCGGTACCTACGATGATCTCCTCTAATGGATCCCAATCGTTATGTGAGCAAATTGCCATATTCTTCCTTTATTATGTTTATGAATTCATCTTTATCTAGATGTAGATACTTGTGGAAACTCAATCGATTCATTGGGCCTCCACGATTGTATTCTTGCCACTTACTGTCTCCTAGTGCAAACATTACAGTATTAGAAGGTTCTAATCCTAATAGACCGGCAAATTCTATTTGCTTGTGTTTGTAGTTGACCGTAATGTAGTCTGGTGAAAATTGTTGTAAAAAATAACTACCTAGTTTTGCACCGTACTTGTTATTATAACTTCTATACTGGTAAACAAACAATGGGTCGTCATCATTTATTCTTGTCAAACGCATACCTACTCTTGCGTGTGCAATAGGAAAATACTTGCTGACACTAAATGCAAGATCTGTAATACATGGGTATGTAAAGTCGTAGACTATATTTGAACTGATACCATAATAGGCACAATCAATTAGTACAGGTATTCCTAGATGAGTACATTTTTCCATTAACCATTCGTAGGAATCATGTTCATTACCAGTGTCAGCAAATGGGAAACTAATAACCACAGCATCGTTGGCGTCTAACAAGTCGTCTTCTAGATATTTCCAATTAGGCCAACTGTTACGCCACGCTAGTTGATGATACATGTACTCACCTTTGAAACAACGGAATCTACGTGTGTGATTCCGCATGTAGAATTTATCAAAGGCCTCCGTAGTTCCTGCACTGAATACTGAATGTTTAAAATCTTCTATGCCACTAAATCTACTTAGGCTAGTACTTTTGATCCATGTCAGGTACTGCTCACAGAACTCATCTGTGGTATACTTGCCAAAGAAGGTATGTTCGTTATATGCTTGGTAGGACACTAAGGCATTTATAAACTCAGGGTCTTGTATAGCAAAGGCACCACCTAGTGTTTTGTCACGATGGTCATAGGTAATCTTAACCATACAGATAAGTTACCTGCATGACTGTGAAATCTTCAATGCCAAAGTTTGCGGCACCGTGCCATGTATCGCCCGTCCATGTAAAAACATCGCCTGCGTTCCAATCAGAGTAAACAGTTGCTCCAATTTGTAATACTTGACCAAACGACCAATCTGTTAGCATAACAGCCGAACGTTGAATATCTTTGTGACGCTTTGCATCAATATTATTATGTTTAACAAATGTGGCGTAACTATCAAAGTGCCAGAAACTTACATGTCCTGGTGTAATTTTAAGAAAATTATAATGCTTCTTTCCAGCATCGAATGAATCATATGCTTTTTGTAAACCTGAACTTAGTTCGGGAGCAAGACACATATAATGCAGGGTTGGCTCTTTGGGTACACGCCACTCTGCGTATAAATCTTCTAATTGTAGTTTTAAATCTGTAGCATGAGTGTCCCATTTGTCTTCTTTTGGCACTTCATGTGTTTGATAAGTTTCTAACCATTCAAACGACAAAAGGTCCTCGTGGGACCATGTTACAGGAACTGAAGTGCGTATGCCTCCAGTTTTCTGCCAGTTCTTAAATCCTTTAGATTCAAGTAACGGATTTTGCATTTTTCTTATCCTCTAGATATTGTTCGTGTTGCACCCACTGGTTATTTACAAGAAAACCCCATTCACGCTTGTGAGGTCCTGGCATAAACATAGTCCAACATTCAACAGCAGGGTCTAGTTCGATTCTGTGATAACTATTGGCACTACATGTTCTAAAATGTCCGGGACCACACCATTTGGCAATTTCGCCAATTTTTCGACCTTGTGAATCGAACTGCGGGCGCCATTCCCAGTAGCCGCCTTTTAAAATTAAAGTAGCGTAAGGCCATGGATGATCGTGTACATCATCTGGATCACTCTTTAGAAACTTATGGATGAATACATTGAATGGGAACCAACTACGTTCCTTGAGAAAAATATAATAACGTTCTAGGTACGGTTCGTTTGATTCACGATCCATGATAATACGTTTACGACCTAGTCGTTCTAGCAAATGTAAAAATGCTTTAATCAT